TTAATACTTGTTCCATGTATATTAGTAACCCTAATAGGTAGGAATAATTTTATGGACAATCTTCAAACACATCATTCAAGTTTATTCTAGGTTGAAATCTAAGAGGGGAGTGATGTAAGTATCCACAGATCATTTGAATGACACGGAACCCTTCCATGAATCGAAGATAAGGGGATAGGAATTTAGTGTCATGCATCATGTATGTATTCAGATATAGATTAGTTGTCGGCTTAATACAGTTCTTAAATATTTGATTTAAATAATCTAGGTTCATAATAAATACTATTCGAAATCCTCGTTTATTAGATACTCTATGCCCCATAGCTATCTCTAATCCATATGCAGCTCCTGATAATGTTAAGAACCTCATAGCTTGCATTAATCTATGAGTCCTTGTATTCTGATGATATGCTACATTTTGCAACTTATAAGAGTCCATATTTTTAACTATATCATACAATAAATTTCTAACTGATATCACTTTTTCATTTATTTTATTCAATACATCTTCATAGTAATGACTTTGATTCACTAATTCTTTAATGTCTATATCTATAGACAACCTATTGAGGATCTTTGAAGTAGCTGAACATTGCAAGTCAGAAAATTTATTCTTGAGTGATCTATGAAGATGAGGGAACATATTGATGCTTTGATCTGAATTCAGTATCAAATCATTTTCTTTTGATATGCGGGTACAGAATGCATCAAAAGATCTATATTCCATAATATGAGCTTTAAATAAGAACTGGCTGATATCAATAGGCATTGAGTGTTTCTTATTAGCACATATATAAACTTCTCCTCCAATGTTGCTATTGGGACATCTAATAACTACTACATTATCACACCATCTTTTTAATTCACCTACACAGTCGGTTATGATGGTTGCCCATCCTAAATTACTCTTAAATATTAGTATTCCATCATAAACAGAGTTCAAAAGATATATAGAACATACATTATATGCTAATTTTTGGTACATGCTTCGATCTTTCCAGCTAACATCAGCATCACAAGTTACTATACTGTAAGGAGTACCATGTTTTATCAGGATGTCCCTACATTCATCTGTAGATAGATCATAGATCCCTACATCCACAGCATTTGTATCAACTTTATTATTATTCTCAATTAATGAGTCCAATGCACTTACAGGAAATATATTCCCGCCAACTCTATCTGGCAGAGTATTGTACACAAATATACTGTAAGATGTACATGTTGATAGATACTCGATAAATCCTCCATACCCTTCACCACAGCACAAACAATGTATCATATCAGGAAGTGGGTATCTAACAGACATTACATGCATAACATAATCTAATTTGCTTTGAGAAGATGTTTCACTTCCATATATCTTATAAGAGTAACTTTGGTCTAACACAATTTTATCATATGAAAAGTCCACCTCATTACACATGAATAATACAGGATCATTGTTGTTTATCATGTTCTGAGATACAATTGGTATGTTTGATGAATATACATTCTTACTGGTCTTTATATTTAAGTTATAATAAGATATATCTCTCAAATTTAGGGATTTATGAGATGATTCCTGTTCAGATGATTGACTATCATACTTTACTTCATTCATAATATCAGTAGCGTGAGGATTCGCTCTTAACACATTGATAGCTGATGCTACATCTGTAACTCCTACTGTTAGTTGTTCTTGATTTAATTCCTTTAATAATATAGACTCAGCTTCAGTATCTATTCCTGTTGTTATGACTTCTTCTAGTATATCATCCCATAACCATGATGAATATGAACTCCTCAACCATTGATACATCTTATTATTGTCTGAAAGAGGATCTTCAATTAAAATTTCTATAGTATCAGCATCTATAGAGATGTACTTAACCAAATCTATAGTATTAAACTCGTTTTGTAACCAATTATCAGTAAGATCTTGAACCAATGAGTCTTCATCTAAACAAGCAAAACATATATAGAATCCTCGTCTTGTGATAGCTAATTTAAGTTTATCATCATCAGTGTTTGGTGTCCATTGTTTTGTATAATGGATAAAATGTTGGTTCAACCATCTAAATTGATAAGGCAGAAACATGTTCAATACTATATCAGATATCTGTTCTCTACTTAGATAAGTTCTGATTGTGACATTTAAACTATGTCCAGTTAGAATAACCCAATTGTATATGGCAAATCCTATATATGGGGATGCAGATGTCGGATTCTCAAAACAAGCTGGTGGATGTATATTGGATACTCTTTTCAACCAATGTATAAAACCTCCTAATTTTCCCGCCTTATGTACTATAGTCATCAAGTCATACCAAGGTAATTCATAAGAATGTATTTTTTGTAATAATGCTAATAATGAATCAGCTGTAAAATTCTTGATTTGTATCATTATGAACTGGAATATAGGAGAAATGAGTGCCTCGGCTATATCTATGTATCTCAATCTCTTAATCTCTGAAAAGCCTATATCACGAGATGTGGTTGCGTGCGTTAGGTTCACCAATGTATTCTTTGCATCTCGTGTCATGGCATGCTGAGTAAATCTGGATTGCAATTTATTGTGAATCTGAATGTGATGATAGATGAACTCATGAGCTACTGCACTTATAGCTAAGTCATTATCAGGAGCAGAGTCAGCATCAATGTTTTTGAATGCTGATTCTTGAAAATCTTGGTAAGAGTGCAATATCATTTTCTTAGAAATGTTTTCTATTCTACACGCATTTAATTGATTTGTTGATACATTTAGTAATATAGCCAAATCAACAACGATAGGTTCTTCATTGATGGGTGTCGAGCAATAATTGCAATTTGTTGTGACTCCCCATATTTCTCGAGGTGGAGTTAGCTCGTTACACACTTCCATCTCTATCTGTATTTGATGGAAACTTTCACACATTACATGTAAGAAATTTATGGTATAATGCATTGAAGAATTGACCAATGTTATATGTGAATCACTATTACCAGATACGTTCTGATAACTGTTACTAAGGATGTTAGGGACTATAGACTCTTTAAATCTAGGAGCTCTTGCATGATGTTGTACAGTGCCAGATTTCCGTGTGGCAGTGAATGGTGACATCTCTTCAGATGTAAGGTTAGTATATGTTGAAATAACGTTTTTAATGACATATTCTATATTACTATTTATGACATCACCATTGTCATTAGTCTTACTAATCATGACCCATGATAAAAGATCTAATAGATTTTTCAATTTTATAATTAGAGGATCTTTATCTTGGAAGCTTACAGTAGGAGCAATATTTCCTGTTCTTGTGGTGTAACCTAAAAACGGTGTAATATCAGCTACACTCCAATGAGGAGAACAATTCTCATGCAAATGTCTATGAGGGATAGTATAATTATATTTAAAATGATTCAATTGTGCATGTTTATCATTCATTCCTGCCGATGGTACCACTAGGATTAATTGATGAGCTAATGGAGGCATGGATATTCCTGTTATTGTTGTCTTCCAAGTTGTATCTCTTAATTTCTGAGCTATCTCAGTAGGACACATTGCATCTAAATCATAAATGAGCAAATTTTTATCTTGAGGTAAATGATCTCCACTAATCTTCTTGTATCTCCATTGTTGCAGATTTCTTTCACTAGATATGACTGTTCTTAATATTTGATCTCCCTTATGTCTTTCTTTTCTCAATAATATTAGATCCAATATACTTCGGCCGGATTCAAATTTCCTTAATAATTCACCTAAAACTCCTTCAGGTGTAGCACTATATATAGTTGATAGTATTTTCACATTTTGGGGTTGTGCTGATGTTAAACATTTTATAACTGATTTAGAATAAACAGACTGACTAGCCTTTATAAGTTCCTTTATATCACTGTTTCTCACCCTTCTCTTGAGTGCAGGTAACATGTATGATCTTAATTTAGATAACGGTAATATTGGTATCTTAATATTAAGGCAATAAGGATCTCTATATAATGTTGATGTTACTCCTGTCTTATATACAGTGTGCCTCATAAAATGCTTAAGCGTTCTAAATAATATCATATTATATTTTCTTGAAAATTGCAACATCGCTATAAATGGTGAAAGAAGATCTGATTCAGCTCTGACTCTCATATTGTGTAAATAAATTATAGGAAATCCTCCTAGCATATTAGGAATTAATAATAATGACATCATTTCAATGTCTGTACATTCTGTATAGTAACTGCTACTACTTAATTGCCAATATGACCATACTAAAGCTGTAAAATAAGCAGAGTAAGTATTTGTCATGTATCGAGAAGCACTATGTGCATTACTGAAGGAGCTAGCTATATATTCATCTAACACAGCAATTATAGCATTGTTCGCACCATAAACTTTTTGTATCTTCCTAAACCCTTGTGGTAACTCTATAGTACCAAGGCTAGAGCATTTAGAAAATGTGAAATAATTCTCACTACCATAAGATTCTTGAACTTTAATCTCGTGGCCAAATTCTTTTGCAACAATGTTTACCTGATTCACTAATTGAGCATGCCAACCTTTCATATCTTGAACCTCTAATAGCTTAGGATGAATCATAACAGCCAATCTCATATCATCTCCTTTACAAAACATATGATATTTTACCGGTAAATCTTTCATAGCATATTTGATTTGATTAATATATACCCATACCCAAGCATACTGATTAAGTCCATCTATACCACCTTGTTGTCCTTCCCAATAGTATGTAGAATCTCCATCAGGTATATAGAACAAACTATTTTCATATGCTTCATGTATTCTAGCTATCACATCATTTCCAAATATTTTTGCTAATGTTTCTCTCATAATGGGATTTACTGTTTCTTTCCTAAAGCAATTATTCCATCCAGAGCTATCAAAATTGACATAAAGAACTTTATAGCCAGAATAAGCTTTCAAAATTGTTCTATATGCGTATAATCTTTTACTAATGTCTATTTCCCCCATTGTCATAGATTGTTCATCACAATATAAATTCAAGAATTTGGCCGTATTCTTCTCCTGAGCTAAATTTCTAGCTCTGTCTAAATATGATTTAACTCCAAATCCTCTAAATGCTATCTTATGTTCTTTTTCTTTAGGGACTAGACGTATTATTAAATAATCTGCCAATGTGGCCAAATCCTCCGTTTTTGCATATTCTTCCAGAAATTGTTGATGATCAATCTTCTTGAGAGGATTAAGCAGATAGTATAATAATAATCTCGTTTCTTCCCATTTATGTGGGGCTTTATTTCCCTCATTCCTTATATACATTTGAAAAACTTTATTTCTAAGAACAGATATTGATTTATCTTTAAGGTAGGGAATTATGTTATCCAATGATTGGAATTCCATAATCTTCTCTAAATCCAATCGAGCCCAATCATCAATTGTTATAACACCGTAATCATTGATAATCTTCGGGTTATCAGGACTTTTATTTTTCAACATTGCCTGTAATAGGGGATCACGACCTGGTTTCATCATAGAGATCGAGCACAAAGGCCATTTATTATGTCTAGCTATATAATTCTTCACGAATGTTTCTTTTGCTTTATTTACAACCCAACTCACGGATTCATAAGTCAATTCTTTAACCTCTGTAGTTCTTTTATGTAATTTCTCCGCTCCTTTCTTCATATCAACAAAGGGGTGACCCAATAATTTAGATAAGCAACCTAACTCATTCATTAAAGGAATTGGTGCTTGTAATATTATTGTTCGCAATTTACTATTTCTGTAATTATAATTGATACTTGAGATAAGATCTAGATTTATCTCATTAAGAAGACTATCATTTACCCATTCTTCTGATAATAATAAGATCTCAGCTACTATTATACCCTCCAAGTTTCCTGATATATTTGCAAATTTATCCTTATACTTTATAGATAGTCTAGTTAGTTCTTGGACATAATCTTCAACTATTTTCATAGTACCATTAGGGTGACAAACATTTTCTTGATATTGAGCTAATAATAGTACTGAAATAAGATCCGATAATTTGTTATGTATGAGCAGTATATATTCATTCGGCATCCAGAAAGTACCTCCTTGTGAGCATTTAATAAAGCATGTCCTCAATGATACATGTATTTCTAATCCAATCTGATCAATACGGAATATTCCTTCTTTAGCCAAAATAGCTATTTTCTCATCATCAGACATAGTCATAGGTAATTTTCTTTTCATGTGTCCAATCTTATCAATTAAACACCTGAACTTATGTGACACAGTCATGATATTCGACATCAGTAATGTAGGGTGTAGGCCATTGCATTTATCTCTTAGTGCAACTGTAGATTTATTACTGACATGGAGTTTGTTGGAGCTCATTGAATATGCATGTTGAAATTGAAGATTATCTTTGGCTAATTGATATGATCTTGTCAAGCGTTTTGCTAATTTCAAATCTATAGTATCTTGATAAGATACAGTTTCATATATGGATCTTAATATCATACCATAACAGGAGTTATCAGTTGCAGAATCTAGTAGTTCATCTGTATCTAATGAATGGAGCAATATTTTTGTATCAAAATTTAAGTTAGGGTATTGCTCATTCAGTAATTCAGTTTTCCTAAGCCTAATTACGGTATCTCTTAGGGCTGTATCTAATTTCTTTTCATAGACAACTGATGTAGGGTTTTCCCATAACAGCTTAGTTTGAGATTCACTATAACTCATAGTGTATTGAATTGAATGTATTTACTAATTATATTATTTCCAAGTGACAATATGATACAATG